GGCAGAACGACAACGTCTCGTTCGCTCGACCGGCCCACCGCCAGCATCGAAGCTGTGTGCAGGGTACCGCGTGCCGGGCGGTTTGTAAGGGCCGCCCGGCTGTACGGCGTGTTACGCCTTGCGGGTGGCGGCCTGGTAGGTACCGCCCTGGGGGCTCTTCGCGAGGAGCTGGCGGACCTTCACCAGGCCGCCCTGCTCGTGGGTGACGGTCTCGGTGCCGCCGCCCCGGTAGGTGATCTGGTAGTCGGTCAGCGTCTTGGCTCCGCCGCAGTTGCACGCCATGGCTACTCCTCCTCCAGGGCGTAGAGCGCCCAGAACATGGCCTCTTGGGCATCCGTCATGACGACCGTGGTTCCATCCCAGGGTCGCCAGTTACAGGATCTCGGGTCCTTGTCGGTGTCGTGGATGACCCGCTCCATCGGTTCGTCCAGATCCAGGTGCAACCCCATGTCAGTCCTCCGTGGTGGCGAGGGCCCAGCGCAGTCGCGCGCGGGCGATGTCGGTGTCGTTGACCTGCACGTTTCCCGGCGCCGGGAAGGGGCCGTCCTGCGGCGTGATGCCGAAGCTGCCGATGAGGGCCCGCTGGGCGCCGGCCGCGAAGTGCACCCGCGCGCGCGGAACCGGGAAGCCCGGCGTGTTCACCGAGCACACGCCGATCAACTCCAGGGCGCCGCCGACGCGCCGCCAGTCGCCGGAGACCGGCGAGGAGCGAAACACGTCCAGGGCCTCCGCCGTGGCGCCGGGGAGGAGCCATCCGGCGACCCAGATGCCGTGCTCGTCCTCGCCCGCGACCACGCGCGCGACGGCCGCCGACGGGTCGTCGTAGTGCTCCTGCGCGGCCCGGAAGGCCAACTGGGCGTCCGCGTGCCGGGGCCCGGCTACGAGGGTGCCCACGGGCAGCGTGGCGCCGTCTGCGGTGCGCTGCTCGGCGACGTGGAAGTACGTGTAGCCGGTGGGCGAAGACGGCGGGGTGACGCAGCCGGGCAGCCCGACGTGGCAGGTGTCCCACCCGGCGATGTGCCCGAAGACGCGGCCCGTGTCGGTGACGGTGAGGGGGGTGAGGCGGTCAACGTCGGGGCGCTGGAACCAGTCGGCCGGGGGCAGCTGCTCGGGAGCGGCCGACGCCCACATGGCGTCCATGGGGGCAGGCTCGGGCTCACCGACGGGTTCGGCGGGGAGCGGGTCGAGGGTGAGAGACACGTCCGCGAACGCGGGGATCGAGACGAGCGTGGCCCCGGCCACCCGCCACCGGGTGATGATCAGCCGCTCAGTCTCGTCCACTACGTACTCGATGTCGTCGAGGTCCACCGACGGGCCCACGACCCCTGCTTCGAGCTGCTCGGTGACGGAGTAGGGGATGTCCTCCAGCATGCTGCCGGTGGCGGTGACCATGCCGTCCGCGATCCGCAGCGTCTCGATCCGGCCGACGACCCGGGAGCCGCCGTGGCCGTCGTCGGACAGTTCCTGCCACATGAGCGGCAGCGGCAGGTCACGGGACGAGCCGCCTGCAGGGTCGATGATGCGGCCGTCGCCGGTGGGCACACCCAGCCGCGCGAGCACCGCATTCCACGTCCTAGCCATCAGAACCCTCGCTCTCGTGAATCTGGTGGACGATGAGAGCCGTCTCCATGCCCATACCGTCGGGAAGCTCGGGGATGTCCATCCAGCGAGCCAACGGGTCCCGCACGGCTTCCAACCATGCTGCGACGATCTCTGCCTTCACGGATCCTGCCTCTCTGTCCAGTCGATCTCTTCTCCGAGCACCACCGGGATCAAGCTGCACCGGCAGTTGATGACCTCTCCGGCCGGGCCGCGCGGGTCGCCGGGGAAGAGGAGCTGGGCACCGCCGACGACGAACGGTTCGCTGAGGAGCGTCCGTTGCTTGTCCGCGTCCCGGTGCGTGTCCCGCGTCCGCTTGTCCGCCGTGGAGATCCACTGCTTGAACGGCGCCGGATCCCCTCGGTCCTGGGCGTCGAGCTGCGCTGACCGGAACACCCCAGCGTTGACGGCCGCGATCGTCTCCGTCCGCGCCACCGTCACCGCCCGATTCGGCCACCGTTCCGACCCCGTCGCCGTGAGAACCGTGCTGACCCGCGCAGCGATGTCCGGGATGGACTCCTGCTCCCGGATCCCCCGCTCCAACTCGACGACGATCAGCCCGTACACCTCATCCGGCAACCGCACGAGCCGGTTCCCCGCAGCGTTCAGGTACTCCGACACCCACGAATCCGACGCCGGCACACCCGGCCGACGGATCCGACGTGCGGCCCGCTGGAGGATGCCGTCCACCACCGGCATGACCTCGACGTCCACCTGCTCGGTCCAGAACTGCTGGTGGTCGGAGACGCGGCCGGGATCCACTCCGTCGCGGAGGACGGCAGGCCGGACGCGGTCGAGCCAGCGCGTCAGGCTGCGGAACCACGTGCGCTTCACGCGGTCCTCGCCCTCGCGGATGAACGCCTCCGCCCTCAAGCGCTGGGGTAGCCCGTCATCGGGTGGCAACGTTGTCACCGCAGGTAACTCCGTAGTACCGCCCGGTCATGACCCGCCTGGCGGAGAAGCCGAGTACTCACGTACTCCTCCAACCGCGCCCGCAGATGAGCCGACTCCATCCCGAACGCCTCGGCCACCGGACCAACGAACTGGAAGGATCCCTCCATCAGGCGGTCGGCATCGAACGGAGGCATCTGAATCACGGTGTGCAGCTCGTGCTTCGGCACGTTGGCGAACTGGCCCCGGTTCTCCCGCGTCAGCAACCGCCCGCCCGCGCGCGAGAGGGCGTCGAAGACGAGCAGCTCGGCCGCCGCCGTCAGCCCCTCCGGCACCGGCTCGGGCTCCGGCTCCGCGCCCTGCGTGGACGGCAGCGCGCGCGGCTCCTCCGGCGCCTCCACTTCGGGTTGCTCAAGGGCGGCCGACGTCTGTGCCGCCATGAGCTGCGGCATGCCCAACGCCTCCGCAACACCAGGCTCCGACAGGATCGCCGGCGACGAGATAACCAGCTTCTCCAGCAGCCGCCGTTCCCGCTCAGCCTCATCCGGCATCGCGTCCTCGGGCACACCGTTCTCGCTGAGCATGTAGGCGTCCGAGATCAGCACCTTGTCGTACAGGGACTCCAGCGTCTCCCGGTCGTCCGGGCGCGCCACGATGTTCGTGGTGTCCCAGCCGATTTCGTACCGGGCCGCCTGATCGGGGCTCATGCCCATGGCGACGAGCGCGGGCCGGAACCACTGCTCGGTGAGAGCGTCGCCGAGCTCGCGCAGCAACGGCTCGATGAAGATCTTGTACGTGCTTTCCTCGACCTGCCAGGCGGACCAGTGGTTCGACTCATCCTGCGATCCAGCCGCCACGGACTTGGGCATGTCGAGAGTGGCGGCGAGCCGGTCAAGGGCCTTGTCCCGGAGGTCGTCCAGGCCCTGCACGAACGTGGTGGACGAATCGACGAAGGCAAGCGCAGACCCGGCCGCGATCATCTCTGCCGGGGCGTTGAAGGCCACTGGCACTACGGCCGCCGGAGTGCCGGGCTGCTGAATGCCGGTCTCGGCGACGGACAGCAGCTCGTCCATGAAGGCCAGCGCGGTTGTCTCGTGCTCGCCCTTGGGCAGGTCCAGCTCGTCGGCGACGAGCCAAACGCCGGCCGTGGCAAGGCGGGAGTCGAGCTGCCCGGCCAGGGTCTGGGAGGTCTTCTCGATCTCGCGGCAGATGGGGAGGGCGGGGCGTACCGCGCTGTCGGCCTGGATGAAATCGGCCGGATGCGGGGACCACACGCGGAAGAGGCGCGCCTGGGGGGCCAGGGGCACCTCTACGCCGGTCTTCGGGTCGGTGTACTGCCACGACGCATCCGCGCCGGAGCCCTTCGACTTGACCTTCGACGGCGGTAGGACGATCCACTCGTCCGGCTTGCCCTGGCCCTGGGGGCGGACGATGACCCATGCCTCCCCGGGCACCTGCCAGCACAAGGCCAGCACCTTGAGGAGCGTGGCCCGCTTCGCCGCGCCACCGAGCGCGAGCGAGGCGGCCTGGACGGCGGTCGGGTTCTCCGACAGCCCAGTCGGCTTCCCTGTCGCGGGGTCCAGCTCGGTCGCGTGAAGGTCGGCCTGGCTGACCGCGTTGGCGATCCACACGAGCGGGGCCCGCAGCTCGCCGATCACGTCGTAGTAGTACCAGCCCTG